AATACGCAAAATTACTTTCGCTACTCATATTATTTCTCCACGAACTTATCTTTAAGATTTTTCCAATCTGATTCCCATATAGTAACTAAATTATAACCAGCGGAAATAATCATCTGTTCTTTTTTCATGGTATTTGAATAAAGGTCTCCATATTTCTTTTTGGTTAATGGATTATCTTTTGTCTGATCAAATTTTTTAGGATTGCCATGATAAAAATCTCCATAAAACTCATAAATTGTATTCGTTAATGGATCATATGCGTCCGGTTTAATTTTTAACCCATTTATTTTGAAATGTTTAGGTTGTCTATACTCGCTTGCAATTTTCAAATAATCCAACCATTCACTTTCTGGTTTAGAAATGATATTAGAGCATTTTGGACACCCATCACCTTGTAAATGGCGATTTGGTGATTGTAAAAATTCACCATGATATTTACATATAATTATAACTTTAGATTTACTGCTAATATAGTTAGTTTTCAAATAACTGTATTTACATAAATGCTTTTGTTTGGCAGAATCAATAAATTCTTGTGTAGTTAACTTTCCAACTCCAACACATTTTGCACATTTATGACCTTTGAGGTGTTCATAGGGAGTTTGTAAAAATATTCCATGTTGAGGACATATAATTTTAACTTTCACATCACAATTAATATAGTCTACATTTGAATAGTCAAATTTATTTTGATGAATCAAATTTGACTTCTCAATAAACTTAATGCGTTTAATTGCACGAGTCTCATTTTTCATCTACAAAAGTATCCTTAATTGTTATTGTAACAGTTCGTTCGACAGATTTATTTTCTTTAGTCGCCCTAACTCCACCAAATAATTTTTCCATCAAAGTATCATAAGTCTGAGAGCCTACATCACTTTTAGTTATTTCTAAAGCACGATTAACATCTTTACGAGTTAAATCTTCATCTTTAGATAAAATAACTCTCTTTAAATCAGCTTCTCCCATTTTTGTCAAATCATCAAAACCCAATCTATATCTAACATGCAATAATTCTTCAATGTAATCTAAGCTACCCTGAGCAGGTTGAGAAGTAGCATAATCTCCATCTTTTTGAATAATTCTTAAACCATTATCTAAAGTAGATAATAAAACACGAGCATTACTATCTTGCCATTCATGCTCTTTGCCATATTCTTGACGCAATCCATCTAAAACTTTTCTTAATTTAGCAAAATTAATCAATTTCTGACCAACTGCTTCAGTAACAAAAGCTTCGCTACGATTATAATTCTGTAAACCTCTACGTGGATTGTATTCAGTTTCCTGATCAATACGTCTAGTATCAAATGCTAATTTAGTGAAACCTTCTCCTGAAGTGCAAGATTCAAGACCAGCTTTTCTAAGTTTAATAGCCTGCTTTCTTATGGAATTGTTTTCAGTTCCACGAGAAATCAATTGATATAGCTCTGAAATGGTTTCTAGTTTCATGCGACTCTTTCGATGGTATGATCCTATATTATGCAGTATTATTACACTTCTGCCAATATTTATATGTCGCCCTTGACAGGAAATTTAAAAATTTTATGATGATGGTATGTTAAACGCCCAACTTTCACCACAACTCGTTCACCCGCAAGCATTAGCGGTGTGTCGCATACTTAGCGGTGCAGGCTACCAAGCCTACATCGTTGGAGGATGTGTGCGCGACCTTTTGCTTGGACATCCGCCCAAAGACTGGGACATTACTACTGATGCCTCTCCCAAAGAGGTAATGGCTTTATTTCCTAATACTATTCCCACTGGATTGCAACATGGTACTGTTACCGTAGTAATGGCTCCAGGTATTGAAAACCATTTTGAAGTAACTACCTTCAGAATTGAAGGAGAATATACTGACGGTCGTAGACCAGAAGAAGTATTCTTCGTCATGAATGTAGAACAAGATTTGGCTAGAAGAGACTTAACCATCAATGCAATTGCATATGACCCCATCGCTCATAGATTAGTAGACCCTTTTGAAGGAATCAAAGATCTAGAACGAAGAGTTATTAGAGCAGTAGGAAATGCTGAAACTAGATTTAGAGAAGACGGATTAAGAATCATGCGAGCAGCTAGATTCGCAGCCCGTTTTGGCTATCAAATGGAAGCAACTACTTTTTCTGCTATGCAAGCTAGTCTTGAGACTCTAAAAAGAGTTTCTAAGGAACGCGTTCAAGATGAACTACATAAAACCATCATGACTAGCAAGCCACTATATGGTTTAACTCTATTACTTCAATCTGGAGCTTTAGAGGTTGCTTGTCCAAGGCTAACTAGTCAAAAACCATATTTGCATTTCATGACGTATGTAGATAGATGTGCGGGGGATTTTGAGACCCGTTTAGCTACTATTTATGCCAATGTACCAGTCAAAATGGCTGAAGAAGAATTGTTATCTTTGAAGTTTTCTAATAAGGAAATTAAAAGAGTTACATTTCTTTTGCAATTGCTGGATCGATATGGAGAGCTACTTCCTCGTGACAATGCATTTTCTTATAAAAGCTTTATGGCTGCGGTCAAGAATCATGCCCCCGACCCCTGGGAATATACCTATCAACAATTTATAATGTTGTCTAGGGCCATAGGACTAGGAGTAGAGGAAAGATTTGCTAAGTATGCAGAAGAGGTTGTATTTTCTAAGAAAGAAATGCAAATAAATGGAAATGATTTGCTAGCTACTGGTATGCCTGCGGGACCAAGAATCAAGCAAGCTTTGGAGGCGTGTTATTTAGAGATTTTGAAAAATCCACAACACAATACCAAATATAATTTGCTAGAGGTAGCTAGGAAATTTTAATTGCAGAAAAGAGAAACGCCTCCAAACTTTCGTTTGGAGGCGTTTCGTTATTTAATCAGTTACTCAGGCTTAATTAGGCTCCGATAACTACGCTCTTACGACCAGCTGCAACACCGCGTGGGTTTACGATAGCGATACCGATGATCTCGGAAACTACCCAACCAAGCTTCAATTGCTTTGGCTCGTCTGCTGGAAGGACTTCAATGTCCTGACGGATTGGCATTACACCAACGAACTCTGGATCAGCTGCACCGTAGATGGTTCCTGGTGGAACGATCTTGGATACCATAATGTCAGTACCCCAAATGTGAGCATAAAGACCAGTCTGAAGAACTTCACGCATGGTGACTGGATCGAAATCACCGCCACCTACGCCCTGTCCACCACCAGCTCCCCACTTTAGGATGTCGGTGAACTCATTGATGTTCATGAAGTACTTAGTAGTTACTAAGTCCCAACGATCAATCTGTTGCTTGATTTCAACTAAGTCTCTCTTTAGAAGACCTGCGTCTGCAATGTCGGTTAGGACGTTTTCAACAGAAGCTGCTGCATCAAGGGCTGCGAAGATGTTTGCATCTTCCTGAGCCATGATTTCTTGACGAGCCTTCTGAACTGCTCTGTCAATGACGTTGAATCTACGACGCTTGACTTCTGCAATACGTACAGTTGGGTTTGCGTAGATTTCGAATTCTGGAACGACAACACGGTCACCGAAAACACGAGACTCTGGACCAGTACCGTTGCTGGAGATAACTACAGCGGCAACATCGATATCTCTATCGTAAGTTGGGGTTGCACCCTGTGGAAGAGGGTCAACAACTAATGCTCTACGAGCAATTCCGTGGTAGTCTAAGTTTCTACGGATTGGGTTTGCCATAGCCTGAGCTAGAGCAATCTTACCGTCTTGGGTCATAATGGCGCGAGAAATAAGTTCATCACGCTTGTCATCACTCAAAGATGGCTGACCTGCAAGGCCCATGTTAGATGGGGTGTTCTCTTCTAGAACGGCTGCATACTTAACTAAGGTCTGTAGTGCATCTTTTAAGGATGATGCATTCATCTGTCCTTGGTTGCTAAACATATTCATAAATTGCTCCTGATGGAATTTTTTGCCAGTCTTACCAGCTTAAAAGTTAACTTAAAGAAATGAGTGGTTCCCGTTAGGGATTGAGGCTTTATCACCTCACCCAGCCACTCGGCTAGGCTTAAACTTATTCAGCTACCTAAATTAGGCTGCTGGTGGGTTGAAGTAGAAGGTTGCGAAAGCAAACTGACGAGGACCGACAGAGCTGACCAAACCAGATGGGCTGTTAAGAGCAGCAACTAGTCTGTTTGGAGTGGTTACCAAAGAACCGTTGGTCTCGAAGTCTACGAAACGACCTAATACTGGACCTGCACCACCTGCGCTAGAAGCTAGGGTTGGGGTCAAAAGACCAGCGGCAGTTGCATATAGAGCAGCGCCAGTGTCTAGAGTAGTGTTGGTTGGCTGTAAACCAGTGGATGCGTTGGTATCGCATGCGTCAAGAGAGACTGCATACAAACCTGGCTTCTCCCAGCAAGTTACCTTGCCAGAACCAGTGGCAGTGTGTGGGCCAAGGATTGCGCCAGTGAAGACGCTTGGGCCGTTTACCTGTTGACCTACAGTTCCACCTACGACAGAACCGAATAGAGTTCCGTAACCAGTGATACCGTCGTCAGCTAACATTAATGGACGAGAAGTAGAAGACAAAGTCTTGGTTACTACTACGCGCTTTTGAACGCCAGATGGGTTGACATATCCGTCAAAAGAGTCAGCAGCTGCCTTGTCGCCTGGAACTGGGACAGAGACAAAAGTAACAACTTCACCACCCTTAAGGGTTAATACTTCAGAATCGTATCCGTCAAATTGACCTAGTGGATTACCACCTGGTTGTAAAAGTTTTAAAGACATTTTAGTTTCCTAAATTTCAATTCCGCATTTGGCGGATTGGTTACTTACACCTTAACTTACAAAATCTACATAACATATTTGTTTATTACCAGATTTGAATAAAAAATTATGTTAAGACAAACACATATTTCTTTATGCCTATATTTTTAACCTATTCCTAGATCTTTTAATCCTTTACTAATTTCATCTTCTCCAGAAGCTGAAGGTTTATTTGGTAAAAGTCCCGGAACTTCAGGTGGAGGTCCAACATCTTCTTTCTTTGGTCCACCAGTAAAAGTATTAGTTTGAGCAACAGAAGATTCAAGATCTTGCTGTAATTTCTGCTTATAATTCTCAACACCTGCAAATGCCTTAGATACATTTGTAATATCAATTACATATGTTTGTAAGGCGTGATTGACATCATCAAAATCATCAGCTACTAAGCCATATCCGCCATGTAATATTTGAGTTTTATCTACCAAAGAAGATAAAAATCCACTATCCTCAATTTGGCGCTGCTTATACATTTCATTACTGAAATTTTTCTGTACAGCTGTAATCATTGGCATAATTTTCTTAGTAGATTCATAGAAAGCATTATAAGCGGCTATCATCTTCGCAGTTTCAGGTTTATTCTGCAATTCTCTTAACTCATCAGCATCTCTTGGCTTTTGCATGCTATCTAGCATTGGAGAAAGCTTCTGATAAACAGCATAATGATCTTCAATTTTCTGCCTAAATTTTCTAAGCATATCTAAAAATTCTGGTTTATACTGATAACCAACACCTAAAGTTACACTTGCATTAAGTAAATCATCAATCTCTGCAATTAATTTATCATGATCTTTTTCCATACCATCACTGATAAATCTCATATGTTGCTTAAGATAAATTCCACCAAGAACAGCAACAGTGGCGCCAATACTTAAGGTAACTGGATCAAACTGTGCTTTTTTTTTAAGAGATGATCTAGTGCTAACTTGTTCCAAACAAGTATCTGCAAGAGCGCGCAATTGGTCTTGATTGCGATTATCTAAATCGTTACCAACTCTGACCAAAGAAAGAAGTAATTGTTGTTCGGCATACTTGCGCTTGGTTAATAAACCATCTGGCATTTTCTGAACAATATGAAGATTAATATTTTGGCGCTCATTTTCATTTTCAACTAAGCCATTTAATTTATCATATGATGGCGCGACTACTTTAGAATCAGGATGAGCCACTTCAATAATATTCTTCTTGTACTCCATATCCTTAGAAGTTTTTGGTTTGTTACCATACAGAGACTCAATGGCCTTTAAATCTAAAGAATCGGCTCTACCAGTCTGTTCTAGTTTCTTTTTAGAATCACTAGAATCATTGGAGATCATTCCCTTTTCTTGGGCTATTTTAACAAAACTGTCAAAAATTTCGCTTCTGCTCATTGTTTTCGCTCACATATGTTAATGTTACTAATATGTCTGGGTATGCACTTACTTATGGAGCATTTTCAGCCACATCATCGATAAAATAGTCCACTAATCTCTTTTTAGAAGCAAAGATTTTTGGAATAAAGACTAAAGAATTACCGGCAGATGATTGATTATGAAAAACTATCTTATCAACAATGGCTTGAAAACCAGCTGTGCCTCTAATAACTGAATCTAGTTTATCTAATCCATCGTAAACTTCTTTAGCAAAATCTACTACCATCTGCTCAATTGAAGATTTATCATTTCTGACACTTTCTACCCAATCTACTGAAGAACTATTTTTAATAGTATCTTTATA